TTGAGGATAGTTTAATTGAGGTGGGTCTTGTTAATAGTGGTGGATCACTAGTTGCCCCATCATCAGATGCGAACATAGATGTTGGTTTAATCTTCCATTACTACAGTGGTTCAGCAAAGAAAGCAGCAGTATTCTGGGATGACTCAGTAGGAAGAATTGCTTTCGGTGCGGATGTATCAGAATCATCAAGTGTATTAACAAATTCAACACACGCTACAATTGAAGCAGGTGGATTATTTGTGAAGGATGCTGCAGGATTATCTGCAGTGATTAGTCATGATGGTTCTCTTAGACAGTTGGAAAATATAACAGTCGATGGTGGCTCGTTCTAACGGTAAAGTATAACTTATAAATATAGGTGGGTGTATTCCCACCTTTTTTTATATATTGTTATGGATGAAAACGAATACAAAATGATCATATCAGTGTATCAAAAAAAGACACATGATATGCTTGCTCAAATTATAGGATTAGAAACACGAGTTATGGGACTAAATCATGTTGTTGAGCAACTGAGTGCAAAGGTAACTGATCAGGAAAATTTATTGATTCAACTGAGAGGTAAGAAAAAACCAAAAAATATTACAGTAGATTCTGAGGATTTCTAATGGCGAAACCTGCTTCACGAAAAGAACTAGTTGAATATTGCTTTAGGCAATTGGGAGCACCTGTATTGGAAATCAACGTTGATGATGATCAGGTTGACGATTTAGTCGATGATGCGATTCAATACTTTCAAGAAAGACATTTTGATGGTATTGAAAGAATGTATCTTAAATATCAGTTTACTCAGGAAGATATTGATAGAGGAAAGGCAAAGGGAACAACAGGAGTTGGTATTGTAACCACAACAGGCATATCTACAGCAATAAGTGGATATGGTACAACTACGAATAATTTTTATGAAACATCAAATTTTATTCAGGTTCCTGAAACTGTGATAGGTATCGAAAAAATATTTAAATTTGATATGAGTGCGATATCTGGTGGTATGTTTAGTATTAAATATCAATTATTCTTAAATGACTTATATTACTTTAATTCAGTAGAATTATTACAGTATGCAATGGTTAAGTCATACCTTGAAGATATTGATTTTCTTCTTACAACAGAAGCACAAATAAGATTTAATAAACGACAGGATAGATTATATTTGGATATTGATTATGATGGTATTAATGTTGGAGATTTTATTGTTATCGACTGTCATCGAATATTAGATCCAACAACATTTACACAAGTTTTTAATGATAGTTTTTTAAAAAGATATTTAACATCATTGATAAAAAGACAATGGGGTCAAAACTTAATTAAATTTAAGGGTGTAAAATTACCAGGTGGTATTGAACTAAATGGTCGAGAAATATATGATGATGCACTTCGAGAGATACAAATGATTAAAGAAGAAATGAGTTCTACATATGAACTTCCACCTCTAGACTTTATTGGATAATGGCTTTAAATCCCTTCTTCCTACAAGGATCATCAAGTGAACAAAGACTAGTTCAGGATTTGATTAACGAGCAGTTAAAAATTTATGGTGTTGAGGTCACTTATATTCCTAGAAAATTTGTAAATCGGAGTACGGTGTTTCAAGAAATTGAAGCATCAAAATTCGATGATAATTATCTCATTGAAGCGTATGTTAATACATGGGATGGATATAGTGGTGCTGGAGATGTATTAACTAAATTTGGTATGAGTTTGAGAGATGAGTTACAGTTGGTCATTTCTAAAGAAAGGTTTGAAGATTTTATCGCACCATTTTTAAGTCAGGAGGATCCTGACGAGATTGGTGCTGCTGTATTAAGACCCCGTGAAGGAGATTTAGTTTTCTTTCCTTTAGGTGGTAGACTTTTTGAAGTTAAGTTTGTTGAACATGAGGTTCCATTTTACCAATTAGGAAACACATATGTTTATGAATTGCAATGTGAATTATTTGAATACAATGATGAAACAATTGATACAGGCATAGATGAGATTGATAGTAAAATTGAAGATATTGGAACTATAACCGATCTTACAATGTATTCTGCTGGAACAACTGCGACAGCAACCGCAACGATTGGAACTGGTTATATTCAAAATATATCACTTCTAAATGATGGTTCAGGATTTACTAGCACACCAACCATTGCTATTTCAACTGCCCCAAGTGGTGGAACAAATGCAACTGCTATAGGAATATTAACTACTAGAAATTTTGTTACTTCAATAGAGGAAATTGTTCTTACAAACGCTGGTGCAGGATATACCGTTGCTCCTATTATCACAATATCTGGTGGTGGGGGAGTTGGTGCAGCTGCAACTGCTATCATCAGAACTGATGGTAAAAAAGGAATTGTATCTATTAATATGACTAATTCTGGTGGTGTTGGATACTCAACAGTTCCAAATGTTCTTATTAGTGCACCATCATTATCGCCTCAGATACCAGCATCTGTACGTGCACAGGTTAGTGCTGCTGGAACTGTAACTACATTAATTCAAAATGCTGGTGCTGGATTCTTCTCACCACCAACATTAACTCTTAGTGCACCTTCAACTGCAACAGGAAGTGGAAGTTACTTATATAATGAACTAGTCGTTGGTTCAAATTCCAACACTCAAGCAAGAGTTAAAAATTGGGATCTTGATACAAAAGTATTAAGAGTTGGTATTCAAACTGGAACATTCTTTAGTGGTGAAAGGGTAACTGGTCAAACCTCTGGTACAAATTATACAATAAATGTTGCTGCAGCAAATACAGAAACCGATAAATATGATCATAGTGCAGAGATTGAGGACGAAGCGGATCAAATTCTTGATTTCTCTGAGTCAAATCCATTTGGTTTATACTAATGTTAGGAACTTATTACTATCACGAAATAATTAGAAAGACAATCATAGCGTTTGGAACATTGTTCAATAATATGATTGTAAAACATCAAGATGCGAATGGAACAATTGTAGATGAAAAAAGAGTTCCTCTTGCATATGGTCCTGCTGCTAAATTTATTGCGAGATTGGATCAACAACCAGATTTAAATAAAATGGTTGCGATCACCTTACCTAGAATGTCTTTTGAGATGACATCTATTGCGTATGATTCTACAAGAAAAGCAGGTATCACACAAACCTTCAAAGCAGTAGGTAATGATGATAAACTCAAGAGAGTTTTTCTACCAGTTCCATATAATATTGGATTTGAATTAAGTTTGCTTACTAAATTGAATGATGATGCATTACAGGTAGTTGAACAAATTCTACCTTATTTTCAACCTTCATTCACCGTCACGATTGATCTAATATCATCTATAGGAGAAAAAAGAGACGTTCCAATTACTCTTCAAAATGTTACTTTTCAAGATGATTATGAAGGAGATTTTTCAACAAGAAGAGCATTAATTTATACTTTTCAATTTGTTGCTAAGACTTATCTTTATGGTCCTATTACAGAGAATCCAGAAGGTCTTATCAAGAAAGTTATTGTTGATCAGTATGCGAGCACTGATACGGTAAATGCGAAGAGGGAAATGAGATATACAGTTACACCAACAGCGACAAAAGATTACAATAGTGATGGTAAGATAGATAGTGCAGATCATGACCTAATAGTTCCTGGTGATGATTTTGGATTTAGCGAGAATATTGAATACCTTGATGATTCAAGAGATCGCAGTCCTACAAAACAATCTGATATCTAATGGACAAATTTAAATCTATTGATGAAGCACTAAACATCACTGATAGTGAAATAGTTCCTACAAAGAAGGATTCTATTAAAAAAGAAGAAGTGACAAAAATAAATGAGATTGAAAAGGATTACGAATATACTCGTGCGAATTTATATTCAATAATTGAAAAAGGACAAGAGGCAATAAACGGTATCATGGAAGTTGCAGGTGAAAGTGCAAGTCCAAGAGCGTATGAGGTTGCTGGTCAATTAATTAAATCTGTTGCTGATACAACAGATAAGTTAATGGATCTTCAGAAAAAAATCAAAGATGTGAACGAAGATAGTCCTACAAAAACAAATAATGTTACTAATAATGCTCTATTTGTAGGGTCAACCTCCGAACTTTCAAAAATGCTAAAGAAAGGGTTTCTAAATAATAAAGAGGAAAAATAATCGCTACGATGAAGAAGTGTAAGAAGGGGCACTACTATTGCTACAAAGATAGTAAATGCAAACCAATTCCAAAAGGATATCGTATTGGTCTTGGTGGATATCTTCGTCGTGAAAAAGAAGATGAATCGGAGGACTCCAAAAAGAATGGTAATGGCAACGGTAACGGAAACTCTAAGTCAAATGGGAATGGCGGGAATGGTTCTGGAAATGGTAACGGTGGCTCTGGTGGTAATGGTGGTGGTAATGGCTCAGGGGGCGGAGTAGGAGAAAGCGTTGAGATTCAAAATTCAGATGGAGATACAACCGCTGTTGTGGTAGATATTCTTGGTCCTACTCACATGAGACCAAGATTGAACGGTAAAGGAGTTTGGACAGGAACTCATATTGTAGAGGCAGGGCAAGTAGCGTTTGGTGGATATAAAGATGGAATTATAATTAATCCAAGTGGATCTAGAAATAAATACGGTCTTCCAGATAATTTAAAACCAGAGACAAAAACAAAAGAGGTTCCACTTACACCATCTCAAAATAGATTACTTGTGATGGGAAATAAAAAGAAAAAAATAAACAAACCAGTAAAGGATTTAAAAGATTTTGATCCTGCTGGTTATTTAAAAAATAATCAGTTAATGCCTGGTTCTGGTATTGATAAAAAATTTAGTAAAGATACTGATCTTGCACATTATGAATCAGAAGGTGAACTAACCGAATATGCTGCAACAATACCTCAAGCTGCTAACATAATTACAAAAGCTGCACCATATATTATGACTGGTATTGGTGCTGCTGGAACCATATTGCAAGCAAGAAGATTAAAGAAAAAAAGAAAAATTGGTGCGATGGAGAAAAGATTGATGGATAGAGAGAAGGGTGATCGTAGCAATGATATGGTAGTTGCAAGAAGAGGTGAAGCAGATAAGCAAAATAAATTAATAGACAAATACGAAAGAACACATAAATCACAGAATGAAAAAAACATAAGAAAAAATATTATTAAAGGTGTAAAAGGTGGTGAAGTAGTGCAGGATGAGTATATTCCTGAAAGAAAAATGACTGAGAAGGAAAAGAGGAAAGATGATAGATTAAAGAAGAAGTATGATAAGTCTGATATGAAGAAGAGTATGCAGAAGCAATATGGTAAAGAAGAGGGTAAGAAAGTATACTTTGCAACCATTCGTAAACAAGCGATGGAAGAAGAAAAGAAAAAAGATCACGAACCAGAGATGATTCGTAATCAGTTGAAAACTGCAAAGAGAGCATCAAAGAGAATCAAGAGTCATACTTTAAAGAAAGACAACTTCAAAGCATGGGTACAATCAAAGATAACCAAAGCATCTGATTACTTAGATACTGCTGCGGATTACCTTGATAGTAAAGATGATATGAAAGAAGGGAAAGATCCTAAGTTAACCAAGATAGTGAAGCAACTGCGAAAGTCTGTAAAGAGTCATGGTAAACAGGCAGACTATATTGAAAAGGTAAATAAGAAAAAAGATGTAAAGGAAGAATCAAATCCTCGTATTCCTCG